AAGAGTCCTTACTATCATAGTTGCAGCACCCCTTTCCCCGATTTAGCATTTGGAACCTTGTTTTGCATTTTACTGTCGTGGAACCTTGTCAGAAAAAGCTGGACATTCGTCCACCTTCTTCAATGGACTTATGTGACATCGGGAGATTGGCTCCTGATGCATTAACTCTAAACAAAGGAGATACAATGAGTATTACTTTTATAGATAGCAAAGACATTTCTTTGCAACCGGACCCTGCCAAAAATGATGGCAAAGGGAAAATTAAAACTTGGACTAAAGGTGGGGGCATCGTATTGGATGTCACATTGGAAGACCTAGATGGTGAGCTTCAAAACACTGGAACTTTATATTCCGCAACTTTGAACTTCAACAAAGGCATCTCCATTAGCATCTTTAATAAAACAACTGGTGAGCGTATGGTTGTATTCCCATCTCAAGACGACCCAGCAAGTCCTAGATATGCTAATGGCTCTGCCAATGGCAAGCCTAAGAGAAGAAGAACCGCTAAAGCTACAGGCGTTGATGTAGCCAACCCTTTAGGTGAGTAATATGAATATCAAATTCAAAACTCCTTCCCTAAAAGCTTTAGCTGCTAGTCCCTTTCGCCTAGCAGGTAAGGCATATCTCTTCGCCAAAGAAGAGTTTGTTAATGGTGCAACGCCTAAACAAGAAGAGCCAGCGGCGAAACGCCCTAGCCCAGTAGTTTACAACCACGAGAAAGGTGGTTACGAACGCCAAGGCTAAGCCCTTCAAGCTTTGGAGCTCCTTCGGGGGCTCCTTAGCTTTTTTTTTAAAGCAATGGAAACTATTATGAGTGTGCTATTACTATCATCGGTGTGCTATATTACTATCATCACGTTAGTGATGGAACGTTACAGGACCGTTGGTGTGTGCTCTAGAGTATCGGATGAGAGCACGCGGTGTACCGGGTGTACCACCTTTGTACCACGTACAAACACGATGTGCGGTACACCGGAAAACGGTCCGGGGACTGGCTTTCATGGAATGAAGCACGAAGTGTACCAGATGTACCAGTACCGAAGCGTTAGCTTTAGTAATAGACCGTGGACCGTGGTTATAGAATCGTTGTTCGATTCGTTAAATAACCGGTACAAATGGTACAAAGTCCACGAAACACAGCTACCGCACGGGTTTCAGCTGTACCACCTAACATTTGTTACTGGTACACCATTTACCAAAAAGGTAGTAAACATAAGGGTTTCAGCTGTACCACTATGTACCACAAACAGCGATGGGAAGCGGTCGGAAGCTCCATGGGGAGCGTTGGGAAGCTTCAAATCCTTCTTCGAAGGATTTCGTCGATGGTTGTTTATGTGATTAATTATTTAATATTATGGAGATATTATGGAAATTTTACTAAGTCTAGCCCTAGGGGCATTCGTAGGTTGGTTTCTTACTATTGAAGCTATTTATAGCCAAAGTGCAAGAGACCTTAAGAAAAGCAAGCGTGAGTACGATAAACTTATGCGTGAACTTGCGGAGGATTCATGAGCGGCAGTAAAAAGAAAGGTGTTAGGGATCGTTGGGGTCATATTGAAAGCTCTACCAAGAGCGTTGGCAATGAGACTCGCGTGTGTGATGGGAAATATCTAGGCGGTTGTACTATACAAAACGCTGACGATTTGTTCCCAGAACACGAATCGTATACTTATGAAAGCAACTACTACATTATGAAATGTATAAGTTCAATGCCTAAACCTAAGTATAAAAAGGATTCTGATTGATGTTAAGTCAATCGAATAAAGTGCATGCGTACGCATGTGTAACATTAACCACTACTATAGGAGTGTAAAAATGGTTGAATCAACCAATGAAAGTCAGCAAGAACTTGATCTTGCACCACAGGGGGCAGAAGATAATTCTGTCGAAGCCACAATAACTTTGCCAGCCAATCATTGGTACCATCGTAAGTATGCGTTCAATGCTGCTGGTGAGCCTACTTACAACGAGACTGTTGTGCAGGAAATTATGGACATTTTTGACCAGAAATTGAATTCACCAATGTTGTTTGTAGATGACACTAACGGTGTTGAAGAGCAAGTCTTTGACAGAGATATATCGCTGGTTTGCGATGGTCAGTCAGTGTTACTAAATGTAGACCCAGCTTCGACTGGTTTTGCGTTCTTAAACTTGTGTAACAAAACTTGGGCTGAGTTTGCTTCAGTTGCTTATGAAGTTGTTGAAGCATTGTCTGCTTCTAAAGAAGAGCCAGAAGAATGGCTACTTAAAAGAGAGCAAGACATGTACGCTTTAGGTTACAAAGCAAGAGTGCTTAAACAAGCTTTGGAAGCTCTTAGTAAAGACTTTGGATTTGAACACGATGGTATATCCAGAGACCGTGTTGAACAAAATGTCATGACACGTTGTGCAAGACTAGCTAAATATAGCTTTGATAAGATTCAAGCTACAGGTGCTATTACCAAAGAAAAAGGTAATGTTCGCATTCAAGAGTCGTTCGACAGAGCGTAATTTTAACAAGTCCTACCGAGTTGATGTTTCGATTACTCGGTAGGCACTTATTACAAGTCCTACCAAACACTCGACCTGGTTTGGTAGGCACTTGTTACGGAGAAACAAATGACTAGATTAACTAAGATTGATATGTGGGTTGCTGACAATCCATTGAAATATCATTTATACACAAAAAGCCCATTGATTTTATTAGTGTGCTTTCTAATGTATTTTAACTAACGGAGACTATTATGGGCTTAGATATGATGGCTGGTTGGTCTGAACAAGACACACCAGATGCAAAGGTTGTTCACATTGATACTGCCAAACCGCAGATTAAGTGTGAATTTGAATGGCGTAAACACGCTAGGTTACAGCAGTTTATGATGGAGTTGTACCACACACGTAAAGGCGAAGAAGTGCCAATTGGTGTGATGGGCTCCTTTAATGCTGAGAATTTAGAATTGTTTGAAGAAGACATTAAGATTTTACGGGAACTAATTATTAATGATGAGTTGCCGTTTTGTTCTGATGGTTTCTTTTGGGGGCAACAGTTTCAAGAAGAAGCAATGCGTGAATATAAAGAGCAAGATTTACTTTTTTGCGAGAGAGCACTGCAATGGATAGCAGAGGGAAAAAAAGTATTTTATTCTTGTTGGTGGTAATTGCCAATCGATTACTACCGTGCTGGAGTTGGTGTCACACTTATATCCCAACCAGCTCCAGCATCTTTGCGTGCGTGCTCGTACGTCGACTGGTGCCGACGTACCTTCGCACTTTTTCAGGAGTAAATTATGAGAACTAGAATGTTTAGAGCGACGTTTGTTGACGCTTTTTCGCAACATACTATTGTGGTGGAGTTTGAAGCTCCGTTTCCAATAGATGACGAAGTAGACTACAAGAAACTAGCTGTGCAAAGGTTGGGCGAGATGATTCGGAAAGACGAAGTCAAAGTACGAGACATCGAACCTATTGAAATATAACTATTTGATACAAAGGAGCAAAAATATGTCAAATATGCAAACAATGGTCACACTTAATGCTGACAAGCTTAAGAGTGAAATTAGAAAAAACATGCGTGTTGGTCTCAACACCATGGTCTGGGGCGGCCCAGGCATCGGTAAATCGGAAGTGCCGGAACAGATAGCAAAAGAAATGGGAATACCTATTATGGATTTTCGTGCTAATTTATTTGATCCGGTAGATGTGCATGGTATTCCGCGTTTGGAACCAAGCGAACAGTTTGGTTTTCAAACTACTTGGGCACCACCTGACATCTTTCCAACTGTAGAACGTGACGGTGAGCGTGGGATATTCATGATTGATGAGTTGCCAACTGCTCCACCAGCTACTCAGAATGCGTTTTTGCAGTTACTTATCACACGTCGAGTTGGTAACTACATTATGCCTAAAGGTTGGGCAGTGGTTGCAGCTGGTAATCGTCTTACTGACGGTGCTGCTGTGTACCAAATGCCTAAGCCAGTCGGTAACAGACTCATGCACTATGAGCTTGAAGCTAATGTTGATACTTGGTGTGATTGGGCTATGAAGAATGAAATAGATACTACGTTGATATCGTTCATGCGTTATCGACCTGGTCTATTGTACAGCTTCAATGCAGACGAGTATGCCTTTCCTACGCCAAGAACTTGGTCGTTTGTTGACAGGCGTTTGAAGTTGGAAAAATCTATTGATGCAGAAGGTATGTTTTATGGCATAGCTGCTGCAGTTGGTGATGGCCCAGCTGGTGAGTTTCTAGCATTTGCTAAAGTTGCAAACAAGTTGCCTGATATTGACAATTTGATTGCTAAACCAGAAACGTACATGCCTTCAGAGGATCCTGCAGTATTGTATGCCTTAACTGGTGCAATATCAGCACGTGCCGAAGAAAGCAAAATGGAAAACATTATGAAGCTTACTCTTAAGCTTCCTACTGAGTTCCAAGTGGTTCTAGTCAAAGGTATGCTTGCCGTTGACAGAAATTTGATTAATCACGATACAATGACTAAGTGGATTGAAAAGAATTCACAAGTTGTATTGTAACAATTACGGAGATTATTATGGCTACAGCCAGAATGACGGACGATCTTCTTAAGAAACTTTGTGATAAGTTTCAGGAAGATTACAGAAAAGTAAACCCAGTGCCTAAAATGTCAGAAGACTTAGGTCTTAAAATATACAAAAAGTATGTTGAACCTTTGTTTGCTGACATGAAGGCGGTCTATGACACGCACATGGAAAAGACTACAGTGTACGGTACTGAGAGCAAAAAAGAATTGTTCCAGACTAGTGCTGAGTTTGATGTGTTTGTTAGTGCCCCTCAAATCTTGACAAAATCTCAAGAGAATCGTCTTACTAAGAAAGATTCTGAAGGTTATGCCAAGGCTATTGATTGGCAATTGCGTGACTATACTAATAGTTATGAATGGGACTCTGAAGAACATGAGTTGCAACGAGTCACTTTTCAATTGCCTTATGAAGCTGAGTTTATTACTGACAGGTACAATAATTCTTTGCCTATTCATTTGCATAATGAATCAGAAGACGAGTTGTATCGACAGTGTGTAGACGAATGGACTGCATTGAAAAAAGCAGAGTTTAAAATGAAAAACGATACTAAAGAGTATTTCAATACCCTTGATCGTTTTGAAACTCTTAACCAAGCACTCAAAGCTTGGCCGCAACTTGCCAATGCTGTTGAAGAAGTTATGCCAGAAAAAATGGTAGCTGTGCATAAACGTACTGAACGTAAGAAGAAACAACAAGAGAACCAGCAAATGGTTGAGGAAGTTTCTCAAAAGTTCAACAACGTTATGTTGAGTTCTACTTTACTTGGAGACGATGATGAGTGAAGCTCAGCAAAAATTTACTAGAGCTAGGTCGCAGCTTCTTTTGAAGCAACCTTTCTTTGGTACGTTGTGCTTGCGATTGAAACCAATTGAAACAGAAGAAGTGCCTACAGCTGGTACTGATGGTAAACGTTTGCTTTACAATCCAAAGTTCTTCTTGAGTTTGACAGACCAGCAACGTGTTGGTCTGCTTGCTCATGAGGTAATGCACGTGGTGTTCATGCATATGGTGCGTTTACATGAACGTGATCCGTATCTTTGGAATGTAGCTGGTGACTATGTTATTAATCTAGTAGTGCGTGATGCAGGTTTACAACTGCCACAAACTGATTTGATTGATGACAAGTATGCCAATATGACTACCGATCAGATATATGCTGAGTTGCAAAAGAATCCACCGCCAGCACCTAAAGAAGGTGATGGCAAAGAATCTTTTGGAGCGTGCGTACAAAAGTCTGCAGAAGTTGATAAAAATCCTGGCGAGTTTGAAGCTGATATGTCGGTTGCTATACAGCAAGCAGCAGAAGCAGCTAAAGCTCAAGGTAAACTACCTGGCTCTTTGCAATCTTTGATTGATGAAATAGTCAAGCCAAAAGTTAATTGGAAAGAACGTTTGGCTAGATTTTTGCGTAACAACAATAAGTCTGACTTTAGTTGGCAGAAACCTAATCGTAGGTTTATCGGTCAAGGTTTGTACTTACCGAGCATGTTCTCGCCTTGTATAGAATCTGTTGGTGTCATTACTGATACGTCAGGTTCGCGTACAGACGAAGAGCTTAATCAAGATCTTGGCGAGATCTCAGCTATGCTAATTGATGCAAATGTTGAAAATGTACATTTTGTGCAAGCCGACATGGATGTAACTGCTGAAGAAACGTTCACCCGTGAATCGTTGCCTTTGAAAGTTACAATGGAAGGCAGAGGTGGTACAGCTTTTGGGCCTGCTATTAAACACATGGCAGAAACACACCCAGAAATATCCTGCTTAATTTATCTAACCGATTTGGAATCCGATGACTTTGGAAGTGAACCACACTTCCCGGTTGTTTGGGTAACAAATTCAGCAACGGAGGCGCCTTATGGCGAAATTATCGAAACTGTTTAAAAAACACGCGAAAGAGTACGGCGTATCAGTACTCATTGGTAGTATGATTATGTTCGGCTTAATTGCAGTAGCAAGTTCTTTTCATACTTTTCTTGTATTACTTGGAGTGCTGCTGTTTACAGCTACTGCCTTGTTTGTTATTTGGAGGATTGCAGATTATGACTAATGCAACAGTTACCGCGGTTACAACCGCATTGTGGATCTTGATTGAATTGATTCAATTTGGATATATGGCTTACTTAATATGGAGGAATAGAGATAATGCTAGCTATAGGAATATTCAGCGCGCTAGGTCTGCTTTTGCTAGCGCTTAAAATTGGTGGGCGTAAAACTATTGGTCATGATGTCTTTGTAGATGTTTTGATTACGCTTACGCTTATGGTTGCTTTCTATGGTACTTTTTCTGGTATGGCTGCTGCTATGGTCGGCGGCCTAGTAGCTACTATAGTCTTGTTCATTATGAAGAAGACTATGGTGCACCAGAAATTTGTAGTTACTACAAAACCTACGAAAGTTTTGAACTTTACTTTGCACACGCCTCGTGGCAAGTGGGAAGAACGACAACCCGATTGGAGAAACGATGGGCAAAGTAAATGACATGTATCTTGAGCATCAAGAACATGGCGATGTGCTTATAGAAGCTTTTCAAAGTTGGTTAGATAAACTAAGTCAAATGCAAGCTGCTACAGGTAAAACTATTAATCAATACATTCTTACTAATGTGCTTGAAAACAATATAGATATTGAGAACGCTAGATGGATAGTGTTCTTCAATCTTTTTGTTGAAGAGTTTTTACCGTCTTATGTAGATAATTATTCAATTGAAAACAAGGTTGATTTAAATAGTCATGCTTTATGGCAAGCTAATGAACAATATCAACATGGTCTTTATGGACAATTTGAATGTTATCTAAAGGAGTTATAAAATATTTTTATGACTTATGAAAGATTTGCATATCATATGTATCGAGAGAATTGTCGGGAGCGTTTTGCTTATCGCACAGAACCTTACGATTGTTTTGAAGATTATGAAGCAGCGAACAGAGACTTTTTAAAAAAAGTTTATAAAAAATACGATAGTGAGTAACTGATACGACCGCATGCTGGTTAGAGATCTCAAAACTGCACAGAAGCTAGAGACCAGTGTAGCAAAGCTTGATACCACCTTATTCACTATCTTTAATACGTACAACAAGTAGTTGAAACAACCGGTTGCACAGACGGCTAGTTCCGGACTGCTATGGAGTGCTGGGGACCTACTGCAAAGGACACAAGATAAGTAAAATTATCACAAACATTGTGTCAGGTAAGTTAAACTTATACGGTGCCTTATGCCTAGATACCAAGCTACTTGTTGTATCATTATCAGAGAGAAAATTATGGACAATGTTAATCAACCACCACACTACAACACTGGAGAAATAGAATGCATACAAGCTATTCAAGCTTCTATGACTACTCGACAGTTCCAAGGTTACTTAAAAGGTAACGTCATAAAATATATGTGGCGTTATGAATACAAAAATCAAAAAGAAGATTTGCTAAAAGCCCAATGGTATTTAGCAAGACTTCTTAAAACTTATGAATATGGAGAATCAAATGGCAAATCGCAGAATGACGTCACATGAGCTTTCTGGCCCGGGCTACTACAATCAACATCCTTACAACAATAAAGAATCCCGTTGGTGTGATTTAAATGAAGTACCTTATGCTAGAAATGGCTATCTTTACGGCCCAGAAACTATTGAAGATCAAATGACTGGTCAAATTTATTATCATTTAAACATGCACAAAAGTTACGCTAACTTGTATACAGCAATGGTAGAAAATACTATTGACCCTACAGTGTTCTTTAAAGAAGGTGATTCACTTTTAATAAGATACCGACAAGCAGATGTGCGGTTTACTGTTACTGGCTTTAGTTCTAGAGCTAAAAATATGGTAGGCACTAGACATTTAAATGTTGCTTGGCACTGGGATGAAGAAGGTTGGAATGTATATAAAAGAAAACACCTTGGTAATGATCCATCAAATCAAAAAAAGTTGACACATTGGAAAGTGTGGCAAGACAAAAATGCTTTTTGGACTACTGGTTCAGTTAAAACAAATACTCAGCACGATAAAATTGCTAGATTTTGGAACTGGCAAGCAGTGCCAAAAGAAGTTTTTCTTAAATTTCAATTATTAGGTTTTGCTTAATTGTGCTCGTACACTATCCCGTACACGGCCCTCTCCGCACCGGTCCTAAAGGACCGTGCTACGTTAGCCGTTCCCGGGACTGTGTACCTTCGCACATAACTAAAAATTTTTATGAAAACTAAAACTAAATATAACAATGGAGGTTATCTAACTCAAAAAAGTTTAGATAACATTAGATATCAATTACAAAAACGAGGTAAATTATGCCAGAAAGAGAAATCAACAGTATCGCAGACGCAGTAAGAATTATTGATGAACTTGTTACCAATGAAATGGAATGGTCAGATTATACTAATGAAGACTTACAAAAAGCTTGGAACATTATTAAGAACAGAGTGCAATGAAAATAATGCGTGCTGAATATATTAAAAATAAATTTCATTATTTTGGCGAGGATTATGAATTTACTTTAACTGATGAAAAATATCACAACTATGCAACGTTGATAATTAAACCACAACACATAAAGTTTATTAAAAATCCTAACAAACTAACTAAAACTCAAGTTATAGAAGAATGGTTTGCAGCCGAAAACGAAATAACTAGAGAACGAAACAACGCTAAACGCAGGAAAAAAAACAATGAAAAATGAACCAATGACCATGAAACAACATATGGAAATGATGAAAAAGATCAGAGCCCATCTAGATAGTCTACCTGAAAAAAGAGAAGACCGACCTGGCCCAAACGTTAAACGTAAAAAGAGCCCACCGAAGTGAGCTCTTTAAACATTAACAATTGATACTAGGAGAATAATCAATCCTCATAGTCTAGGATAAATTTACTCTTAAGTAAAGTACCCAGTAACTGTAAATGTACCAGCAGCACCTGTACCAGGAGCGACTTGTACATGGATATCAATAGTTGTATCACTAGTAAACTCAATTGGTTCAATTGCGTCATCATCTGCACTTAGTGCACTGAATAACTCAATACCACCACCTTGACCAATAGTAGATCCATCTTTGATTGCAGTAGAAGTACCAGTTGTCTCAGTAGCTGTGTTACTGTGACCGATATCTAATACAACCGCAGGAGATCCAGCTGTGTCAATGTCAGTAGAAACAACTCTTAATGCATGCAGAGTTTCACCTGCAAATGCATCTAAAGCTTGTACTACATCATTGAGTGCTAAAGCAGGAACAGAGATCGTAGCCTTTCTTACAAACATTTGCCCTTCAGGGAAACCTTTGAAAGCTTGATTACTTTCTACATTACCACTTTTTCTTAAAGTTGCTATAGTAGCCATTTAATCACCTATAAGTTAGTTAAATTTACGTACCACAACCTTTGTGATACTCTACTAAAAAACATAAAGCATTTAGGAAAAATGTCAACAGTTAGGAGAACTATATGTCCACATACATAATGGTAAAAAGGAACTACAAAAATCCTTATACCTATTTAGATCACGACGCCCCCAACATAAAGTTTAAAAAAGTCCCTATGTCTACCGCATTCAACATGGTTAATGCCCGCGTTGGCTGGGAAAGGGCTAAAAAAGGAGACTACGAACATTGGCAGAAATTAATGTATAAAAATAAAAGGAGAAAAAAATGAACATAATCACATTAGATTTTGAAACATACTATGATACAGAACATAGTCTATCGCACCTTAGCACTGTACAATACGTGCACTCAGATCTATTTAAAGTATGGGGCGTCGGCATAAAAATCAATGACGCACAAACAGAATGGTTCGGGGCAGACGAATGTACAGACGCAATCAAAGCTATACAATGGGATGACGTTGCAGTTGTGTGTCACAACACACCCTTCGACGCGTACATACTTACCCAGCACTATAAATGTACACCCAAATATTATTACGATACTGCGGCCATGGCTCGTGGACTTGCACCTAACGAAAGTGCATCACTCAAAGCCACCTGTGAGCGTATGTTTCCTGACGATAAAACTATGCGTAAAGGCGACGAACTTGTAAATGCTAAAGGTATATTTGATTTACCACCCGACATCGAAGAACAAATAGCTGGTTATTGTATACAAGATGTAGATCTAACGTATGCGTTGTACAGGAACATGCAACCAACTTACCCACAATCAGAACTTGACCTTATAGATCTAACTTGTCGTATGTTTGTAGAGCCTAAACTTGTGCTCAACAAACCTTTACTTATTGCTCACAAAGAAGAAGTAATTCAAGATACGCTACAGTACATCGCGGCCTCAGGATTGTCACGTGCACAATTAGCTTCGCAAAAACAGTTTGCTGAACATCTTGAATCAATAGACATTACTGTGCCAACTAAGAAAAGTCCACGCACAGGTAAAATGATTCCAGCATTTAGTAAAACTGATGCAGCTTACACACAAATGTGCAACATGTACCCAGAGCACAAAGCTCTTTGGGACGCACGAGAAGCTGTAAAATCACGTATAGAAGAAACCCGTGCACAACGCATGCTGGATGGCTGTACAGAACAAGGAACTTTACCAGTTCCATTACGTTATTACGCAGCCCATACAGGTAGATTTGGTGGCAATGAAAAAATTAACTTACAGAACCTTCCCAGGGGCTCTAAGTTACGTAATGCATTACAAGCAGGGCCCGGCCAGATGTTGTATGTAGCAGATTTATCAAACATCGAAGCACGTATGCTTGCTTGGCTTGCTAAAGAACAAGACTTACTTGATTCATTTGTAGCAGGGGAAGACGTGTACAGCAACTTTGCTGGGCAGATATACAATAAAACAGTTACTAAAGCTGACAAACTAGAACGTTATGTTGGTAAGACAGCAATACTTGGTTTAGGTTATGGTATGGGTGCAGACAAATACAAAGCTGTACTTGCACAAGGCACTCCAGGCATTGACGTAACAAAAGAAACTGCTTTAAGTATTGTTACTCAATACCGTGCTATGTACCCAAACATACCTCAACTTTGGTCAATTGGTAAACAGTTACTTTTTTACATGCTAGATCAAACTGGGGCTCAATATAGTTATGGCCCACTACAAGTAGCAAGTAACGCACTTAAGTTACCAAATGGTATGTATCTACAGTATCCTAAATTACGTTATGCAAACGGTGATTTTATATATGATTCTGGTCGTACTGGTATTACACGTACACACGGCCCCCGGTTAGTAGAGAATATTGTACAAGCATTAGCTCGTATAGTTATTACCGACCAGATGCTTGCTATACAAAAGTTACCTGAAGTAGATGTAGTACTTACAGTACATGATGAAATCATAGCTCTTAGTTCTGATAAAAATGCTGACAAGACATTAAAAGAAATTATGACTATAATGACTACAGCACCTACTTGGTGTTCAGAACTACCGCTAGATGCAGAAGGTGCATATAGTAAAATTTATGATAAATGAGCAACTTAGTATTAACCCGCAGAAAAAAAGAAGGTATTGTTATACACATACCTGAAATCGGTGAAATACTATGTGAAATTACTATTACCAACTTAGGTCCAAAACAAGTTAAACTAGCATTTAACGCAAACAAAAACATTAAAATTGATAGAAAAGAAATATATAATAAGGAGTAAATATTATGGAGATAATCTTTCTTAAAGCTAAACAAAAGCTTGTCAAAGAAATAACAACAGAAGGCACTAAACCTTACCCACTAGCAAAAAACTTTACCTCAGAACATCATACTATTGAGCCTAATCAAAAAGGCTTTAATGAGTTCTACGAGTTATTACAAACACACGCCGCAGCTGGTCACGCGTTACACAAAGGAGATCTTAAAAAGAAATTAAAGAACGAATCACGTGCTTTGATGACTGACCGTACTGCTGCAACTCAATTGTTAGTATTAGATTTAGATGGTATTACATTCCCAGGAGCTAAAACTGCGTACAACACTTATGACATACAAAACATTGCTGAAGCTTTTGTACAATACTTACCCCAGGAATTTAAAGATGTAAGTTACATTGCTCAAGCTAGTGCATCTTTAGGTTTAAAAGCTAATAAAATTTCATTACATTTGTTCTTTTTGTTGTCACATACTGTACAACCAAGAGCTCTAAAGGAGTGGTTACGTACTTTAAACTACGAAATAGATTTTCTTGCTGACCAACTCAATCTTTCTGCTAATGGACAAAGCATATCTTATCCATTAGATGTAAGTCTTGCTGATAATTCTAAACTTGTATATATAGGCACTCCTAAGTTTACTGATGTACAAGACCCGGTTACTGGAGACAGGTTTGTAAAGATAGACCGTGGTTCGCCGACCTTAGACATTTCTCATTTAATGAAAGATGTTAACCCAGAAAAAGTTTACAACTTATCTACACAAATTAAAGATGGCTTACGTAAAAAAGCAGGCTTAGTTAAGAAAAGTGAAAAGATTACTACTGTAAACGTCAACGGCATTTCTGAACAAGTACTTCAGAACCCAGATCGTATGAGTATAGAAATATGTCGTATAGCAGACCCATATGTTAACTGTAACATTAATGGTGGCGACAGCGGAGCATATTACTTTATTCTCACTAACCCTCATTACATGTATAATTTTAAAGGTGAACCAATTTTTGAAATTGAAAAAGCAGATCCTGAGTTTTATCAAACAATATTTGAAAAGTATGCTGACAAAATTGATGGTGCTAAAAACGTTAAACCCATTGTACTTCGAGACTTTTATACTGATACTTATTTTAATGGCGTTTTTGATTCTAACAAATCTCAGTTTACAGACGATTTTCCTTTAACCCCAACTCAGAAAACGTCTTTAGAAGGCTTTATGCGTACTCATAACAGGCCTATGCCTGACTATATACCAGATGCACAAGTTGTTTTTGACCCTGCTTCTAATAGTGGTATACAAATGGACACAGCCCCATATCATGTAAACCTATACAGAAAAACAGGTTACATGTTAGGTGCGTCAACCGAAGTACCAGAGCTTACATATGGTACTGCAGCAGAGTTAAGTAAGTACATACCTAATACTATGACTTTAATGAAGCATATACTTGGTAACGGTGTAACAGAAGTAGAACACTTTGTTAATTGGTTAGCTTATATTTATCAAAACAAACGCAAGACTATGACTGCTTGGATATTTACTGGCGTACCTGGTACTGGTAAAGGTTTGTTTATACATAAAGTATTAAAACCTTTGTTTGGAGAACAACAAGTACCTATGCGTTCGTTAGAAAATATAGAAGAACAGTTTAATCTGTACATGCGTACAGCTCTATTTCTTGTAGTAGACGAATTTCGTATGGGCGACTCAGGTAATACAGGACGTATGGCAGATAAACTAAAACATCAAGTTACTGAACCAACCCTTACTATACGTGCTATGCGTACTAATCAGATAGAATTACCTAGTTTTTGTAACTTTATCTTTCTTACTAACCGTGCTGACGCAGTAAAAATAGAAGAAGGCGACAGACGTTACAACGTAGCCCCCAGGCAGGAAAGTAAGTTAGAAACAAAACATCCTGATTTCATAGCTAAGTTAGCTGACATACAAGCCGAGTTATTTACTTTTGCAGGTCTTTTACAAAAGTTTAAAGTAGATGAACGTATGGCTCATACTGCATTAGAAAACGATGCTAAAAAAGAAATGAAACAAGTTTCTATGTCAGTCTTAGAAGAATTCGCAACTGCTGTTAAACAACATAACTTAGAGTATTTTGTAGAAATATTAGACATACCACTTACAAACACATTTGATGCAGGCGGGATAAGTACAGCACAACGTTATATTAAAGATTGGATTAGTAAGACAAACCAAGAAACAATTATACCAATGCAACACTTTAAATTAGTGTATGATGTTTTAACTGACAATAGAAAAGCTTTAGCAATTAGAGATTTTACTAAAGCAATGAGTCGGTTAAATGTACAAACTACACGTAAAAGAGTAGGTAGTAGTAAAAACAGTTCTGCTCCTCGTGGTGTATTAGTAACATGGCTATTAGATGAAAAAGTTAAAGAAAACTTAATACAAGAACATTTTGACAATAACGATACTTTATTATTAGGAGAACAAAAATGATAACTTAATATGCCAAAACTTACGCAGGACGTACGCCCTGACATAGACAATGTTATTGATAATTCAACTCCAAAAGAGTTAGGATTAATCCCTGCATGGTCTCATTCAACCCTTAAAACTTTTGAAACCTGTGCTTATCGTAGCTACATAGCTAAAGTAAAACGTATTAGTGAAGACTACGGACCTGCTGCTAAACGCGGCAGTCAGATACACGAACAAGCTGAACAATATGTAGATGGACGTTTGACAGAGTTTCCAGATACTTTAAATAAATTTACAACACAGTTTAAAGATCTGAAGTCTTTGTATGACGAAGGTAAAGTAGAACTCGAAGGTGAGTGGGGGTTTACTATAGAATGGGAAAAATGCCATTGGATGGCTAAAGATGTTTGGGCTCGTATAAAACTAGATGCAATCGTACATGAAGATGACACTAGTGCTCGCGTAATAGACTATAAAACAGGAAAACAATTTGGTAACGAAATAGCTCATGGGCAACAAACACTAACTTATGCAATAGGTTCGTTCTTACGCTACCCAGCGTTACAACATGTACAAACAGAATTGTGGTATTTAGACCATGGTACAACTACAGAGCAATCTTATACTAGAGATCAAGCACTTATGTTTTTACCTAAACTACATGAAAGAGCTATGGTAATGACAACAGCGACTGATTTCCCACCTAATCCATCACAACATAATTGTAAGTGGTGCTCATATAAAAATGGGGAACATCCTGCTTGTCAGTGGGGCTTGGTTTAGTTATAATAAAGCAAGTTTTAAATAACAAATAATAAATAAAAAATACAGATATGACAGAGAATAATACATTATGTGCTTATGCACATCAGGCAGAGACAACTAACTTCATCACAAACAATCCTTGTTGTTTAGTTACTTCAGACCCTGGCACAGGAAAAACAAGATCCGTCTTAGACGCACATGTTCAGTGGAGTGGCAAGACCCTTGTTTTAGCACCGTTATCCATACTTGAAGCAGCTTGGGTTGATGACATTAATAAATTTCAGCCTGATATTAAATACGGTGTTGCCTACGCTAAAAATAGACAAAAAGTATTTGAAGATGCATCACTAGATATGGTGATTACAAACTTTGAAGCCGTTAATTTTTTAGTAAAAAATCAACAGTTATTAACAACTTTCAGCAATTTAGTAATCGATGAGTTTACTGCTTTTAAAAATAAAGACGCTAAACGGTCAAAAAATATCAAAGCTTTATCAGCCTTATTCAGACGCCGTGTCGGGATGTCTGGTACTCCTAACACCAATAGTATTCTTGATCTTTGGCATCCAGTCTATCTAATAGACGATGGAGCTCGTTTAGGTAAACGATATTATTCGTATCGTAACCAAGTCTGCACGCCACAATTTAATGGCTTTGCTAATGTTTGGATAGATAAACCAGACATTGAAGAAACTGTAGCGGACTTACTAAAAGACATCACCATACGACATAAACTAGAAGATTGCATAGATTTACCTAACAATATTGTTAGAACTATTTATACAAACTTATCTCCCCAGGTAGCTGCCATGTACAAAACATTAGCGGAAGATTCTGTGTTGTACACACAACAAGGAACCATTAACGCTGTAAACGCAGGAGCTAGAGTTAAAAAGTTATTACAACTTATTAGTGGTGGGGTGTATGACGAAAACGGTCTTACTCAGTATTTTCATCAAGAACGTTACGACTTAGTAATGGATCTAGTTGATGTACGTAAACACTCCCTAGTTTCTTTTAATTGGAAACATGAACGCGATGCTCTAGTAAGTATTGCAGAAAAACGTGGTTATACTTATGAAGTTATTGATGGTTCTGTACCTGCACACAAACGTTCTGATATTGTTAAACGATTTCAAGCAGGCCAAATTAAAGTATTGTTTGCCCATCCTCAATCAGCAGGTCATGGTTTAACTCTTACTAAAGCTAATACAATAATTTGGTGCAGTCCTACGTATAATGCAGAACATTTCCAACAGTTTAACAGACGTATTCATCGCTCTGGTCAAACTCAAAAAACAGAAACAATACTTATATCTGCAAGAAATACTTGGGAAAAAGAAGTATATGAAAAACTAAATGGTAAGTTAAATCGTATGGAAAGTTTACTTACAATTTTGACTAACTTACAAAAAACAGCAGCATGAGGTATAGTATGAATATTATGTCACAACGTAAAAAAGTCTTAAATTTAGGACGATTACCCCAAGAAGAATTAGATAAACTAATAGAACAAGATAATACTGTTTTAGCTACTGCTTTAATCTATTCTTTATCAGAACTAATAGCTAGTAATTACCCGTTAAACGAAGATGTAGATCTACCAACAATAGTGCAAGAAGCTGCACTCTTTGCTGTAGAGCTTACAGATGGAGTTAGATTAGTTACAAATTTCAATCCAGAAAACGATTCTACAACAAAACTACATTAACAATACTAGGAGGTATTATGGAAAATATAGTAGAAACTAAACCTAATCTTGACGATAAGATGAATATGCTTGCAGACACACGTTTGCAACTTAAACAACTTCTCGAACAAGAAAAAAAACTAAAGCAAGTACAAAATGCTTTAGAAGCCGAAATTGCTGCCGATATGGAAAGACAAGGTCTTACCCAAACTGGCAACGATGCATGTACGATTTCTCTTAAAAAAGAAATTGTACCAACTGTAACTGACTGGGACGCTTTATGGCAGCACATATTTGACACAGGTCAATCTGAGTTGCTACAAAAACGTATGTCAGCTACAGCTTATAGGGAACTTCTCGCTATGGCACAAGCTGTGCCTGGTGTTAGTCCCACGGAGCTTACTAGGGTTAATTACCGTAGTAAGTAAATTTAAACAAGAAAAATGAAAGGTGAACAATGAGCGAAAATGCTATATCACTAGTCTCTAATACAGTGCCTACGCACGTAAAAGAGGCATCTGGGCTTGGTAACGAAAATGTCGGTGCTGAGCATTTACAAACCCCTAGAGTAAAACTGCTCCAACAAATGAATAGTGAGGTGGATAAAAACCACGACGCTTACATTGATGGTGCAGAGCCAGGTCATTTCTTAAACAGTGTTACTAATGAAAATTATGGCACTGAGATGTATGTTATTAACTTACATTTTAAAGAAGACTTTGTACTCTGGAAAAAAAGAGACGCTGGAGGGGGTCTGATTGGTACATACAGTAGCCAAGCAGATGCTCTAGAGTATCTTGCAGACCAAGGATTGAAAGCTGACGATCATGAGATTATTCAGACTCAATCACATCTCTTGCTTAACAAAGACCCTGAGACAGGTGAGTTAATTAAAACTCCTTTTCTTATGGACTTTGCTTCATCTAAGTTGAGAGTTTCACGTGAGTGGAATACTCAAATTGGACAACTAGGAGGAGATCGTTTTAGTGCGTTGTGGAAATTGAGTTCCTTACAAACGCAAAATAGATCTGGACAAAAGTTCTATAACCTAACTGCAGAAAATCAAGGTTGGGTAACTGAAGACGACTATGAGTTTGCAAAAGAAACTTATAGCAAAGTCTCTAAATCTACTTCTTAAGTAGTTGTTGTACATGCTGCGACAGATCTTGTCGCGGCTTGTACGCAAATCAAGTATACTCTCTCCATGCAGGAGAGACAGTTCATAACTAAAATCCACAAAAGATTACCTATTTCTATTTATAAATGGAAAATAAATGATTCTTATCATGGGGGTGTGCCTGACTGTTTCTATTCAGGACCAGCTGGCCATTGCTTTGTAGAGTACAAATTTAAAAAAGAATTACCTAAACGCGACACAACTCTTATAAATTTTAACTTGTCTGCACAACAAGCTATTTGGCTTATAGAACGTAACAAACAAAGTGTGCCGTGTTATTTAGTACTGGCTGTAGGTAATCTAGTAGTTATGACTCAAGACTTCGAAAAAGCTAATAAATATTTAACAAGCGAGTTTTTAGAAGATAGCATGACATTCGAAGATTTTGTAGCCAAACTAATAAAAATGTGTGTAGAATATGGTACATGAGCGGAAAAAACCTCTCTGCATTACGTGGTGAGTGTACAAGTTTAGCTGATTCGCCCTGTATTGGGTGGTGTACCGTGCGCCAGTTTGGGGATAAAAGATGTAAAGGTTGTGGTAGACATGACTTTGAAGCAGACTCTACATACTGGTTTAGTTTGCCAGAAGTTAAACGTAAACTCATAAATATAAGAAATGCCGCAGCTGGTTATCAAATAAAACAAATAAAAGGTGACTCCCGTCCAATACCTAGAATAGTAGTAAATAATACTATACCTAAAGATCATCCCACTGCTAAATACTAATGGAGTTAATTGGCATTTTTATTTTAGTTTTGCCTTTTGTTATAGGTTACATAATTGGCAAACAAGAACAAAAATATAAAAAAAATAAAAAAGATGACTAGAAACTACAAACAAGAATATGCTCGTTATCAGGGCACTCCAGAACAAAAGAAAAGACGTGCTATGCGTAACAAAGCAAGGCGTGCAGCTTTACGTAGTGGTAGAGTTTCAAAAGGTAGTGAATTTGATATACATCATAGAGATGGAAACCCTATGAATAACGACCCACAAAATTTATTTGTGTCGCATAGAAGTCAGAACAGGTCTTTTAAAAGAAATAAAAACGCAGGAAAAGCTTAGTAGCCTCTTCTTTTTTTCATTCTCATAGGCTTAGCTTTTTTAGTCATGCCTTTTTTCTTCATAGGTTTCTTACCTTTTTTATGATACATATTAGTACTCCGCTTTAGTGTTTTTAAAAGTTTTATCAGAATGAGTGTCAACAAAAATAGATTGTTTTTCACCCGGTACAGAACCATCATGATTAGGCACTGTAGAATATTTTTTCTTACAAATGTCTTTATACGTGTGTGGTTCTTTGTATTTTAATGGTCTATTTATCATAAGTTTGTATATTATATTATTCATTCATTAACATTTCCAGCGTCTTCTAGCTTGTCTAATTCTAGAATTAGGGTTGTTTCTAGTTTTAGCTGAACTTTTTTTCAATTGTCCTAATGATCTAGCACAATATGATTTACGTCTTTTAGCAGCTTTACTGCCTTTTTTTACTTTACCAGTAACAGCTGTTTTTAATTTAGAGCCAGGATTTAAACGTCTGTAGGCTTTTACTCCAGCTTTAGTCATACCAGCGCCAGACTTCGTAGGACGGAAGTTCTTCTTGTTTCTAGCAGGCATTTTACTTTTTCTTCTTTTTTGTGCCACGTCTTTTCCTCTTTACTATAGTTTTTACGTTTGTAGGCTTACCTCCTGGATTTCCTGCTCTACGCTTACGAGCTACCGCGCTGCGTCTTTGTGCAGCTGTCATACTACGGGCCTTGGACCGTGGTACGCATTTCGGGTACTTTCGTTTGCTACCCTTTGCTGACTTACGCCCGCAAGCTTGATATCTACCTTTTTTCTTAGGTGCACCGATGTCCACCCAATCACCTTTTTTACCTTTGCCAAACCAAGCTGTTAAGCCTCCTTTGGGTTTAGTATTAGCCATTACGTACTTCTGTACCCGCCACCGCGTTTCTTGTACGTACGTACTAACCAACCGTTAGCGTAAGCACTAGGATACACTTTAAATTTACGTTTAGCTTCAGCTTTTACTCTAGCATATAAAGCTGGATTAGTTGGCTTAGCGCCACCCTTCTTTTTTCTTTTTGTAGTTTTTCTTTTTCCTGCCATTATGTACCTACCTGTTTTTGTGCCTTTTTATGGGCTTGTCTAAATGTGTCACCCATCAGCATACGACGTTTCATATACCTCATATGTTTAGCAGTATGATGCTTTGAATGACGTTTCATAGCGCTGTCTTGACGTTTAGTCAACGCTTTCTTTTTTACCTTCATAGAAGGTTTTTTTCTTCTAGACATTACGCTGTTCTTTTTTTCTGGTTTTCTATAGCAGCAGTTATAATATCACCTCGAGTTATCTTATTAGGATCACCATATTTACTAGCTAACTCTTTATCATTAGCACTATTTGGCGGGCCTGCTGGTACTAATTCTTTATTAGCTACTTCTAGGTCTGCTTCTGTGCTAGTTGCTGGTGTGCCGTCTATCATTTTTCTACGTGCCATATTTACCTCTACTGTGTTAAAGGATTCCCTGTGTCATCCTGTTTGTTTTCAATTCTTAATACTTGATTAGATAAAATATCTAACTCATTACGTAATGTTTTTATCTCACCACGTAACATTATAATATCTTGCGTTAAAGAATTGTCCATATTATCTAAGGCTTTTAATTGACTAGCGTAAGAAACTCCAGACTTTTTTTCTACTGCTTCTAGCCTAGCTACATAGCCTGCACCAGCGTAACCAAACCCAGCAATCGTGCTGACTAAGGCTGCAACAGCAATAACTTGTCCTAATTTACCTTTTAACCAGTCCATAAATACCTCATAAGTTAGGTTGTAAGTTTATCATTTTGTTTAATTTGTTGAAACTATTCCCACTTAAGTTAGTAAAAGCAGCAGTATTATCTACTAAACTTACTGGATAAATAACTTTACTCTCATACCAACTAGCTTTATCTAACATAACGGTTTTTATGTACATGTCAAACCCTGGTAAATAATTTATGTAAGCGATTAAATTAGCTTCATCACCATACTCATCAGTAGTAGCACGTTCTTCAATAACTTGTTCTGCTTGATCTTCTAAATTTTGAGCAATAATGTTATCAGCAATTGTATCTGCTTCTGATTTATCTACTTGCTGTACATTGTCTACGGCCGTTTGTTCTGTGTTGTTTACAGCTACACTAACCGTAGTTGTTACAACTGCTTCAGATCCTAGCTCGGTAATGTTCTGCATACCCCCACCACTAGTGCTTATACCCATATCAAAACTATTACTACTAGTAGCATGTACCTCAGTGCCTGCAGTAGTGCCACTAACACTGTTAGCTGCAGCACTAACTGTTTGTGCTACTACATCTAATTGAGTTTGAGTAATACCAGACTTTTCATCTATTTTACCTACTGTTACAGCTTCTACTTCTATCTCTATTACTTCTTCTATTTCAGGTTCTTCTAGTTCTGCCACTAGTTCTTCAACTTCTTCCTCATATTCAGGCTCAAAATACTCTTCTATTTCTTCTAGTTCTATTATTTCTTCAAGAAAAAACTCTTCTTCTAAACGCATGGTTAGCTCAAAAGGTTGTTCAAAAGGTGTTAAAACCACTAGCTCAATTGGTAACTCATAGATGTCTGGTAGTGGGTCTAAGTAAACTTCTTCTTCCCTAAATATGGGTTGTAAAAATACTTCTTCTTCATAAAAGAAAATTTCTGGCTCTTCAACAAAAGTACCCATGGCCATAAGGTCTTGTTCATCAACAAAACCATAATCAAATTCTTCCTCCATAACAAAATAACCAATGTCTTGTTCAAACCTATACCCTGGACAGAAAGGTGCATATTGTGGGTCTAAGTCACATTGTTGGTCATCAAAAGCTTCCCAATAGCCAGGGCAAGTAGGATCGTTAAGTGGGTTAGAACAATCAATACTGTTGCCTTCGCCTGTGCCATAAAGTGAACCGCCACTTTCTAAAGTGGAATTCATAATAGAGTTGTTCCAATCAACACTAACACAAGCGCCGGTGTTAGTAGTACCTGTACTACATTCGTCATAAAACAAATATTGATAATAATTACTTGCGTCTTTTTGTTCGCCAATTAATACATCATGTCTATTTATATCTAACTCACCATAACGATAATCAAAAGTAGAATTAGTCCATAGCACTACTTCAAAACTATTGTCACTACCACTACGGTTATACTCACGTAAGTCATACCAACCAAAAACAGCCTTATCAGAAAAATTTTTAGCTAACATTTTAGAGTTGTTGTCTCTAATTAAATCAGTCCAAAAAGGAAACAAAGTATTATTGTACTGAGGTAAAGGATCTGGGGTGTAGTCATTACAATAACTGCCGGAAGAGTTAAAGTGTAAACAACCATTAGTAGCCATACGGGCTGAGGTAAACCCTTCGCCATAAAAATTAAAAGTAAAATCTAAATTAAAAACAGCAGATACTTGATCGTCACCAGCATTTAAACTAGTAACACCACTTTGGGTAGTTAGATCAAATAATGGTTGATTGTTCTCGTAAATGTAATTAGCAAAAGAAAAATTACTAATTAAAAGACTAAGAATTATTAAATTCTTTTTCACAAGTACGTCGGCTTTTTTTCACACCCCTAAGAGTCTTAGTTTTGGTACAACTGGCTATGTATTTTGCTTTTTGTTCTATGTAGTCAGGACGATCTTTCATATTACTAGACCAAGCTACTGTTGCTTTTTCTCCTATCTTGCCCATATATGGACAAGGTGTGCCTGCCATTTCCATAGCTTTAAATACTCTAGAGTCCTGACAAAGGATAGCAACTGAAGCTACTTTCATGCCAGTGTCATATAAGTATTTAGATAATTTTAGTCGTTCACAGTTTTCATCTCGTACAGATTTACCCGTAGAAAACCCAAACAATTGACCCTGGAACGCCCCTGACACACCAGTAGTACATAAGTCTTGTGAGTAAGACATGATGCTAGGTGCAATAGCAGAAGCAGGTGGTGAGTTAATATCTTGTTCTATTTTTTGTGTAGAAGTAGATGTATTGTTATTAGTATTAGTCGCAGTATTGTTATTAGTGTTTACGTTTTGATTACTGGTACTAACATTACTAGTACTGGTGCTGGTATTAGTATTAGTAGAATTATTAGTATTAGTATTTGTTACAGTTTGAGTAGCAGTAGAATTAACAGTGCTATTGCTAGTACTAAGATTAGTATTTGAATTGGTGTTGGTATTAGTGTTAGTAGAGACATTCGTATTATTATTCGTGTTCGTATTATTATTTGTATTGGTATTTGTCGTAGTAGTTGTATTAGTAGTTTCTAAACTATTGCCCTCACAATACTGTGTACCCATAGTACAGTCACCTGTCTGTGCTGCCTGAACGGTTATTGACATACCTCCTATAACTCCGAGTAGCATCCAGCCACTTAAGGAGAGAAGTTTTTTCATTTAAAAATATTATACAATACCTAATTACCAGATTCCCACTCTTTTAATGCTTTCCAGTATTTTTTTAAACCTTTGGCTACATAACGCCAAAATTTTTTCATACCATCAGGATTAGAGTTCTCTGCTATTAAAATTAAAATACAAAGACTAAGTGTCGTCAACAATATAAAATTCATGTGCCATAAATTCATACAAGGTTCTAAAGTCCTCTAAAGTTAAAAAAGGTACATTCTTCCTAATATGCAATTTACGATACTCATCATAAACTAATTGTAGTTGTTGTTCTTTATATAATATCACTCTGGTGCTGTAGGCCAAGTAACATCTGCTAAATTACTTAAATTAGAATAACTTGAAGGTAAATCTCTTAATTGTTGTCGATAAGTAGCCCACTCTGTTTTTTTATTATCTGTAAGCGGGCAATCTAAAACTTGTGTCCAATCTGATTTACTCAAAAGATTATCTCTATCAATTCTTAAAAGCATAAGGCAGTGCGGTGTATCAGCTTCCCATTGTTTTGTTGTGTAATTAAATTTATGATATTCAGATGGTTTAGTTGTTTTAGCTACTAAAGAACCACTATCAACATAATGTGTATCACTAGTTACTTCATTACTATCTACCTCAAGTGCGGCTTCGGTGCTAGTTTCTAAAACACTTATATCTAAAGCTGGGTTTGAACCCCAACGTATTATTGCTCCTGTAGATTTTAAATAAATAACAAAATATTTCATCGTTTTGCAAAAAAGTAAGTGCCAATAGAGCCACTAGTTGTTTGGCTTGTTCTATTAGGGTTAGCACGACAATCAAATTGTAAGGTGTAAGTGCCTGCAGTTGATACTGACTGTGACCAACTTGCACATATATTTATTAATGGTGTAACACCCCCAGATGAATTTTGATAAAAAGTGGCAACTTGACCTCCATTCACTGCGATATCAATATGACTTCCTCCTGTGTCCAAATGCACACTAAAAAATGTTAGCCATCCAACCAATTGAATTGTATTACCACCACTCACATCATCTGAACTCACAGTAAAAGTATGTGAGTTGGTTTGGGTTGTTGCTGTAGATGCAGATGTTTGGACAGTAGCGGGAACCGATACTGCCTGATTTGCTATTTTTAAAGTAGTTATGTTTGCATCATTAATTTTAGCGGTAGTTATAGCTGCACTACCAATCTTTGCAGAGGTTATGTTAGCGTCAGCAATTTTAGCTGTTGTTACATTTGCATCAGCAATTTTAGCTGTAGTTATAGCAGCGTCAGCAATAATACCAGAAGCTGCAGTAATAGTACCTGTGCCTATTTTTGCCGCAGTAACGGCATCAGCAGCTATTTTATCTGTAGTAATTGCTCCAGCTTTTATTTCTGTTGCATCTATAGCACCGGCAGAGATAACTGTATCAGCATTAGCGTCAGTAATTTTAGAAGTAGTAACATTAACAGCGCCAGCAAACTGCCCAACTATATTAGAAGTAGATACATGTCGTACCCAATAATAAAAATTAGAGTCAAAATCTACTGTATCTGACCAAACTTGTGCTCTAGTTGTATCAATACGGGTAGCACTACCTAAATTATTACTGGTGTGACGCCATACTTCAGTAAAAGCAAAGTTACCAAACTGTGCTAGATCCCAAGATAATATAATTTTTTGGAATGTCCCTGTGCCTGAAAAGCTAGTAACGTCTT